GTGGTAATGGAAATTGTAGAGTTGACCCTAACTCTATTTCTACACTTTTTTCACTATGCAAAATATCATAACTAAACTCTTGCATACCTCTTTGCGCCCAAAAGTCTACTTCATAGCGGGGCACTTTAGCTAAAGCTTTATCTTCGCCAATATATGCAACAATAAAGTTATTTATAATATCTTCTAAACTAGTCCTACTATAATAACCCAAACCTTTAAAGTTAGCAGGAATATTACCCGTGTCTCCTTCAAAGTTTGCGTAGTATTGTTGACCAGTATATATTTTTCTTGATTCTGCCATTATCGTTCAGATTGTATTATTTGTTGTTCTTTTGCTGCTGCTGCTTGAGTTATATCGGCAGCTCTTATAATTACACCTGCGTAAGATAATATCTTCACTACTAGCTCATGTTGTTCAGAAGCATGCAGCTCAAAGTCTTTATAATCGCTAGCGCTTGTATTAGCAACCACTTGTCCGCCAGCAGTACCACCAACCCATTTTACTTCAGCAGGTTTTCTTATGTAGTTTATATCTATACTAGTTATTCCAGTTGTTGGATACATAACTACACCACCCTCGTGTCTAACGTATACGGGGTTATTCACCGTGGGTTTAGTAAGTGGTGATCTATTTAGATATAATATTTTTTGACTTGATACTTCACTCGCGTGTATAGCACTTGTAGATACAGTGCCTAACCTAAAAAAGTTAGAAGGATAAGCATAGTAACTTGAGGTTGTATTACCCGCAGCATTAGAAAATGTCCCAGCACTTATTGTTTCTTCGTTTTCAAACAAAGCTATTTTTTCTTCTACGTTTTTTCTAATATCCGAATAGTCGGAATCGTTAGAAACAACATAGTTTCTTAAAGAAAAGTAACCTTCAAAAATTTCATTTTGAGCCTGGTTAGCCAGTGAATTAATTTCAGCCGGCGTAATATAACCTCTATTTTCTTTATTAAGTATGTTTAATACTGTTTTATAAACGTTGTCTATGCTTACCATTATTGTTTTTATTTATTAGATGGTTATAGCTAAACGAATAACTATAACCTGGTATTTTATGAAAGTTTCTTTTCAATAGCTTTCATAACGTCTACACCTTCATCTGTTTTTAAGAATCGTGCAAACGCTGCGTATGGATGTTCATCAAATGGCACAGTCATAATTTTTTTACCATTTGTACTCCATTTAAATACTGTATTATCATCTGTTAGTTTAACAATACCAGCCTCTACACACCTATTAGCTAAGTTACGAAGCTTAATATCCTCGTCTTTTGCTACCTCAATAAATAGTTCTGGATCATTTTTAGCAAACAAATAACAATCTCTTTTTATTTCTTTAGAAGACATTGTTGTTACGTCAGAACCAATTTCAGTTCTAAGTATAGCTTCAAGATGCTCAACATCAAGCTCTTGCACTAGTTTTAATGCTTCTAATTCTAATTCTATAATACTTATATCATCAACAGCTTCTTTTACATTATCAATTTCTTCCCATAAGTTTAACCTATCTGGATGATATAATGATAATAATTGTTGCAGTAAAGGTTGCGATTTAGGCACTACAAGCGCACCATCTTGAAAAACTATATGTTTAAGTTGCGCAAAACCATCTTGTTCATCAATAAATAATGACTTTTGATTTTCTGCATACCGTATTTCTCTATTAATGCCTTTAGCTTCATCAAACCACAGCATGCCTGTGCTTTTAATTTTATATGTTAACGGTGACATACCGTTTTTAAGAATATAAGTTCTATCTTTAATTTCCCAATTTTTCATAATATAATTTAATAAGATAATAGCTAAAGGGTGGCCGTAACCACCCTCCGCTATATTAATTTACTACTTCAATAAGAAGAAGTTGTTGGCTCCTTGAGTAATTAAACATCTTTCAGATAAGAAGTTAACTCTCATTTCGTCCAAGCTAGAAGTATATGCACCTCCAACTGTTCCAGTAATCCAAGTTTTCATTTTTCTGTCATCAGTTTCAGAAGAACGATAACGTACGTGTAAAAATGGTCGCTTGATATTTTTACCTAAATCTTGGTCGTATACAGTAGATGTACCAGCAGGAATAATAGTTCCTTCAACATCACCAAAACCGCCTCTAGTAGCAAAATCATTTAGATATTTCCAGTCAGTTTTGTAGAAGTCATAAGAACCTCTTCTGAATCCAGAAAATCCTAGATTTAATGCCATATCCTCAGAATTGTTAAATACTCCGTAAGAAGTACCGCCTGATCCATAAGAATTTTTAGCAGCTAGTGCATCATCAATAGCTAGAGATAAAGCTCTATTACTATAAATCATGTTTTCTTCAATAGCCCCATTTTTATCTAGTTGCTTAAGAATATTATCAAAGCCAGTCATGTTAGACGCTAAATCTGTAGAAAGATCTGTGTATACATTACCTCTTGCTTCAAGGGCAGCGAAAAAACCTTCAGAACCGCTATAACTAGCGGCAGCTGTACCAGCAGAGCCAGTTTTCTTAACTGCTTCTACCATAGACATTTCTAGGTAATCTTCAAATCTTAGTCTAGTTTCATGCTCAGACTTTAGGTACCATAGGTAACCAGAGGCTCCGTTTTCAGAAGTAACTTCAATCCAACCAATCTGAGCAGTGTCAGATCCATTGATAGCGTAATTATCTTTTAGGATAATAGGCTTGTTAGTATAAGAGCTGTAGTCAGAATCCAAAGATCCGACCATTCCGTCAGTTCCTTTGGCAAACTCAGAACCGTATACTAGCACATTTGCTTTTGCATAAGAAGTAGCGCCTGTAACACCTGTCCAGTCAGCAGCTGTATAAGCAACAGCAGTAAAAGTTCCGGTATCACCAGCAGCAGCAGCTCCAGCAACAGTAACAACTCCTTTAACTACAGGCCCTGTAGCAGCACCTCCAGAAGTTAGCCCTTGCACCATAATGGTTTGTCCAGCTCTAATAACAGGAGCATCCCCAGCAGCATAAGCAGTACCGTCCGGCTTAGTAGCAAAAGTAACTGTGAATACAGACTCACCAGTACCACTAGCAGTAGCAATAGCTACGTTGTCGTAACGAGTGTGTAGTCTTCCTTGCTCAATCCATCTGATTTCATCAGAAGTGGATGGCATTTCAGCTGATACCATACGTAGGAAAGAAGAGATAGAACGATTTCCGTAAATCTCAGCTTCTTTTTCGTATACATCAGGTAAAAATTGTTTTGTAAAATCAAAATCGGTAATATAATTACCTTGAAATAATGACCCCTTGCTAGATGAAGGGGTTAAGTTTTCAATGCCAGTTGTAATAGCCATTGTAATAAATTTTTAAGTTATTGTCTTAGTTTCATTCTTAGTTTAGAACTAGAATCACCAGAAACAACCTTAAACTTTTGGCCTGAAGCTGTTTTAATAACACCTTCTTGCCTTGGGTCCATATTTATATTTTTAGCTTCCTTTGCGGATTGGCGCAGAGCGTCGGCACGGCCTTGCTCATAAAAATGTTCAGCTAGCTTATCTGCGTTTCTTGCAGTAAATAATGCTTTATGATAACCCTTAGCATCTTTAATTTGACCATCGTCACCCAAAAATGGTTTTACAAAATTGTTTATATCAGATTGCTGTGTTTTTGTATCATTAACATTATTGACTTTATAACGGTATTTATTGTTTCCAACTTGGAAATCAAAACCTTTAAAATCTTGACTAAACACATTATCTGTTTTTTGTAAAAAACTTTCAGTAAGTTGTTTGCTTGATTCAGCGTTCTGTTGATATGTATTGTAATACTCTAAAGCTTCTTGGTACTCCTGAGGAATATCTGTTTGCTTCTTCAACTTGAGGTCAGCATAATATTTCTCTTTGTTTCCTTCCAAAAACTTTTTAGCATTAAATAGCTCTTCTTTAAATGCTCTTTTCTTAGAGCGTATTTCTCTTGGGTCATCATCTTCTCCATATGAAAAATTATCTTCCATATATTCAGATACTTCTTGTGAATCCCAAGGCTTAGATTGTTTATAATATTCTCGCAATAGATCGCCATCATTGTATTTTGATAGATCCCTATTTAATAAAACAAAGTCTTCAACACTGCCACCTGTTTCTTCCATAAACTTAACAAGCTTGTCTACATTTTCCGGAAGTACAACTTCTGGCTCTGCAGGTTTAGGTTGTTCGTTTACTTGAGCAGCTCTTTCGTCTACTTTAGGCTGGTTGGTTTCTACCGCTTCTTCTTCGTCTTTAACGAGCTCGAGCGGCGAGTCTTGCTCTTCTGTTTCTTTGGCTTCGGTTTGTTCTTGTACTTCTTGCTCCACTTCTTTGCTATCTCCGGGTGCATCTTCCACAGGAACCTCCTCTGCTTCTCGCTCTTGAACGGCATCTTTTTCTTTGTTTAATTCGTCTAAGTTAATTTTTGGTACTTCATTAACCTCTTTGCCCGCGGCTTCAGGCTCAATCTTACCTTCTTCAACTGCTTTATCTAAAACAGCTTGTTCTTGTTCTTGTGCTGATTTTTGTTCAACGTCTTCAGCAGCACCTTTAATTTTCCATTCTGCCATAATTTAATAATATATAATAGTTAATAATTTTTTTATTTAGGTTCAAATCTGCTAAGGTCTATACCGCCTAAAACATCATTTCCGCTAGACTCAAAAGCTTTTCTAGGTTCAGGATTTGATACTGGCTTTTGTAATTCTATTTGTTTTTTTGCATCAAGTTCCATTCCTTTAAGCTTCATATTTAAATCAAATTCATATTGCATCAATTCACGTTTTGTTTGTGCTTCTGATTCTAATTTTTGAATATCAAGTTGAGATTGTAACTGGGCTAATTTACCCTTAGCCTCAACCTTCATATTTTCAGCTTGGGCTTTAGCCATTTCAGCAGCTTGTGCCGCTTGAGCATTAGCTTGCGATTGCGCTGCAATATTTCTTTCTGCTTTTAATTGGTCTGTAGCCTCTTTTTTAGTTCTTCTGTATTTTAGTAGTTGATTAGCTAGTTTTATATTTTTTATTTGTCTTATATCAATTATATCTTCAAGATGTATTTGATCTCTTGACAATGCTACTTGTATATTATTTTCTACAAGTTGTTTTTCATCTTCGTCTGGATCTAGCTCTAAGAAAATGCCAAAGTCATGCATATGTAAATTATCCATTTCTTTTAAAGCGCCCACGCTAAACCTGCCAATACCACCAATCATTGCATCTCTTTGCGGATGATATGCTAGCACGTCTTTTATTCTTATAGATATAGCTTCTGCCAAGGTGCTTGTAATGTATAAAGAACT